CCAGAAGGGTTCCCAACAAGATGTAACAAATGACCGGCAACATTAGTGTAGCCGTTGTACATCTGTGAGTAATAACGACGTACTCTCTCAGGGTCCAAAGAACCCTGCATACGAAATTGACAAATGATGGCAGCGAAGACCAACATAAAACGAGAGTCCCATCGACGCCCGTCGGCAGAATAAACGTTGCCGAACATACGTAGAAAAACAGTCGATACGAACATTCCAGGAGTTTTAAACTTAACAAATATTGGTGTGTGAATCGGATCACTCATCAAATATGCATTCTGATGATGAAACAATCGATCACCCTCACAGTATGTTGCGGCGCAAGCGGGCCGGAACAACCGAGAATCTTTGGACAAATCGCGAATTTCGTCTTTTAGAGTACTCGCGAGAGTACAAAGGTAATCAAGATAGAACTGTTCAAGGCCGATAAGGGTATAGGCATTGAGAGCATCTATTTTGGTAGGGAAACCAAGTTCAATAAAAGGATCACCAGCGCTCTTCTCTTTATGATCAAAGAAGGTCTGGTAAATTTCATCATCAGTAGAATAAAAGGAATGTTTGGCCATTAAAGGAAACAAGTGCATCAAATAACCAAGAACAAACATGTATTCGTCGCGTGATATAGTGTATTGTGGATGATTAAAATTGGCTACGCCATTCCACAGTGAGACGTAGTCAAGGTGAGCGGGGCCAAAGCCCGCATACTCACCCTCGAATTTAGTTTTTGGTAGCGGTCTGCACGCGGCCGCGGGAGCGGCGACTTGCAGAGCGATTAGCTGCTCGGGTATTGGAACCTGGCGGCTTCGATGTTGAAATGGTAGTATTAGATTCGAGATTGCGAGATTGATTATTGGTGGTTGCGTATTGTTTACGAAAAAACTCAACATCATTTTCGATAAAAGGTTCAAATGTCTTATCAGCCTTATGGATTCCTACTATTTTGTCGTTTTGCAAAACAGGAGTTCCACAAGTACCAGGATCAGACGAATACTCGGCATGGACACCGAGTGGCGTCTTCTCTACTGCAATTCCGCTGGAGATAGGATGACCAGCGTTGACAAGATCACAAACGAAAACCTTCTTACCAATTTCAACAAGTCCAAAAGCTGATTTCGGAGTAGGCCTCATGTCAGGAAGGACATAAGGAACGAAGACGAGATCATCATGAAGTAAGGTCCAATGTGTTATATTAACAACATAAGTCATGTCACCGAAAATAATTCCATCGATTGGCGAAGAGCCAGTAACGATGTGAAGATTAGTCAAAAACCCGCCATTAATGTATATTGCATGGCCTATTGACGTTCCTTTAGAAGTCAATATGAGCGGCCGGAAAGTACGAGTTGACGGGTTTTCAGGGTGTTGAGCTTCTAATTTCTTAGGTTGGGCAACAACACGTTTCAAAACAGCAGTCGGCATTGGAGAATTGCCAACAGTTTTGTGACCAATAGATTCACCTCCCAAAGACATTATGGGAGCGGAACAATTGCATGGAGACTCATGACAGTCTGGACAAACATAATCGAACTCATCGTCAGCGTCGCAGAAACAAGAGAATTTACCACAATTGGGGCATAAAGGATAATCATCTTGCTCATCTTGATAGTCATCATCACGATCGTCAGAACCTTGATATCCGACAGGTTTACGACGATTAAAACGTTTGTTCTTGCCTCGTTTAGTCTCAAAATACAGTTCATTCAGACGACCATTAAAAAATTTTTGATTTTCGAATAGCTTCTGAAGATTTTTGGCAATCTGAGACAAAGCGATGGCAGGTTTGCTTTCGTTAAAAGCAATCGTTCCATCCTTCTGGATAAGGGATACAGCGCGATTAACGTTGTCATCACCAGGTTGCTTTGTAGCAAGAATCTGATTACTAGAACGTAAATCTTTAGCAGCTTGTATAACCGAAGCATCGGAAGGGAAAACGATAGATGATGTAGTTGGAGAAGCAAGGCGGCGCGGAATAAGGTGCTCTTCAGGCTCTGCGGGGCCTTTTTCATTAGCAACAAGATGTTGCTGTATAGGCTGATTAATCTTAACGTAATCAACCGGTGTAATCTGGGAGTTAGGTATTGCGATAGGAGTGGAGGCTGGCTTGATACTTTCATAGTCAATTGTAACGAAAAGTTTCAGAAACAAAACATATAGAAAGTCGAGAATATAACCGTAAACAATCATAGAACCAAATGGGAACATCAACCCACAGCACGATTGGAATAAATCACGTATAGTAAAGTTGTATTCACGCTGTACTTTCTCACAGGCTGCAGAATAAGCATTGAAGTCTGTGGTGGC